TCTTTTTAATCGGACGTCCCATTTGTTTTCTCCTTTATAATGAGCGTTCTAGGCCCTACGCGGTGGGTGCCGCATAATACTTAGATACTTTATTTAACAAAAAACCCGCCGAAGCGGGTTAATTGTTTCTCTTTTAATAAGAACAAGTAACGGATTACTTGAAGCTTACTGTGTTAGAGTTGATGCTTACCTTACCTAGGTAGTCGGCAGCGTTACCTAAGCTAGATGCTGTGTTTGTTAACTCAACATAGCCGTAACGTGTTAGGAAGCCAACTACTGGCTCGAATGTTGCTGGGTCTAGAACAACACCAGAAGACATTAGAGGAATGTATGGGCAATAGAAAGCGGCAGCGTCTGCTTCAGAAGCACCCTTGTAACCAATTAGAACTTGGTTATCTTGGATGGACTGAGAACCGCTGTCTGGTAAGTATGCGTCAACATACACACGTAGGCTACCGTTCAATGTACCAACAAACTTAGTGTTTGTAGGTGCTTCGAAAGTACCTTCTGTTGTACGAGCAAACGCACTTGTTGTTGCGCTCTGTAGAATTGTTAGAGCCTGGTTAGAAACAACAGCCCAGTTGGCAGCGCCACGGCGTGTACGCTGAGCAATTAAGTTAGCAACACGGTTGATCTGGATTGCTAGAGCAGCGTGTTCGTCACCGACGAATGTAGCTGTTCCAGAAACTAGAGCCTGGTCATATGTTTCTTCAACAGTAGCTAAACCACGTAGGCTAGCTAGGATTTCTTGGTCGATTTCAGCAGTAATTTCTTGTGCTAGAGCAGCCATGATTTCTGCTTCGATATCGATACCTTGTTGTGCTTGAGCATCTTGTGCGGCTTCGAAAGTCCAACGAGCACTTAACTTGCGGCTCTTGGCTTCTACTGGTGCCTTCAAGATTTGAATGCTCATACGCTTGCCTGGTGTACCTTCTAGAGTAGAAGTAGCAGCCGCACGTGGTGTGGATGCATTGTCGTTACCAGAATAAGCCTGGGCAATCTTGAATGGGCTTAGTGCTTCTTCGCCTGCGGATACTTCGTTAGAACCATCAGCATAACGAACACGCAATGTGTGGATCTGTCCAACAGGACCAGTCATTGGCTGAACGCCGATGATTTCGTTAGCGATAACTGTTGGCATAACACGACGAATAACTGGAAGAATAACGCGGTTTAGAGTAGCGATATTTCCAGCACTTGTTGCTCCACTAGTTGCACTTTCAGCCAAGTACTTGCGTGTATTTTCTAAGCAAACTTGCATAGAAGCACGACGTGTCCCTTGTAGGCCTTCAAGTAGAGCTTCTTTGGTCTCGGACCATCTTTCATTTAAAAGTTGTGACATTATTTGTCTCCTTGAATTATTTTGTTAGACCTGCTAACTTGCGAATGTCTAAAATATTGTCTAAGCCTACCTCTGGCTTAACTTCACGATTTCCTGTTACTTCTGCACCTTCAGTGAGGACTGCTGCTTTTTTAGCAGGAGCCTTCCTCTGGCCTTCCATAACTGCTGGTAGGTATTTGTCGAAAGATTCGTTTAGTTTCTGAGTCTGTACAGACTCAAGAAGTTCTTTCATAATCTCTCGCTTGTCAGCACTTAAAGGTGCTAGCAACTCAGCCATAACTTGCTTGCGTTCCATCAAATCCTTAGTAACACGAATTTCGCGTTGTACGGATTCTACTAGGTTCGCCTTTTCTGTTACAACCTGTTGTGCTTCGGCAAGTTCTTGATCTTTCTTCTGAATAATCTTTAACAATTTACTTGTTTCAGATTTTTCATTTAAGTAAGAACCAGCGAACTCTTGTGCAAATGCTTCATAGATACGACGACCGAAATCGTTGTTACGAGCACTGTCAATATCTTCTTTCAATTGATTGATTTCAGATGTTAACTTGCGAGTAACTGTACCTTCAACAACCTTAGCGGCACGTTGAATAAAGCTCTGCTTGATGTCTTCAAATTTACTCTTAGCTTCACGAACTAGGCGAACTTTGGTTTCGGCTAGGTCCTTCTTGTCAGTAGCAAATTCTTGGATTTCTTTTGCTAGAGCGTGTACTACAAACTGCTCTAACTTCTGGAAGTTCTCAGCGACTTTCTTACGATCGCCCTGGAACTCAACTAACTCTTTGCCTAGTTGATTGATAACGAAACCTTCTAGCTTCTTAGCATCTTTGCTCATACCTTCTAGGTAACGAGCCTTTGCTTCATCTAGAGCCTGTTTGTCAGCATACAATTCGGACATCTCGGCGGTTAAGCGATCACTTAACATCTTGTCGATTGCTTCTACCATCATGCTTTTATCATGATTGTATTTTTGTGCAAATTCTTCACGAAGTTCAGCGGTCACTAGGTCGCGAGTTTCTTGAATCTTAGCGGCAAGAGCGGCTTCGACAACTTGTTGTGTCTCTACTGTCATTACGCCTGACTCAACTAACTGTTTGAATGCGTCCATTTAAATTTCTCCTCGGGCTTATTTCAGACCTTTAATAACATGCAAGAGAGCCTCTTGCAGATATTTCTGGGCCTTTGGATCTTCTTTTACTTCGGTAGCGACCCTGAATGCTCTCGCACCACCGCGTGTATTCATCAAATGTTCATACACGGGAGTAGGATAAGCACCAGGTGCGCTGGGTTGAGCTACTATGTCCACTGTGATAATCTCAAAATCGGATACTTGGCCGTTCATGTCGTTGACATTGCCACTACCACGAGAACTAACACCGAGTTTTACACCGCTTTCAAGCATGGTGCGGACTAAGTTTCCCATTGGCGTAGGAAGGATTTTCATCTTTCCATAACCATTTGGACCTTCCATCCACATTTGTGTAATCATGTGGCTGACACGGTCTAAATTCACTTTAAGATCATCAGGGTGATCTACTTCGCCTAACACGCTATAACCGTTTTGAATCTGATCATTAAGTGATTTTACGGCACGCTCGATCTCGTCTACAGGATAGACACGCTGATTAGCATTACGAATACCACCTTGAATGGCAATACCTTTTAAGTAAAGGTTTTTGCCATCCTTGTCGTCAGACTCAAGCATAACTTGAGCCTGGTCAAAACTTAAATGTTCGCGTAGATAGGATATCTGTTTCATCCAGGTTCTCTAATTAAGCGTTACGGTTAGGAGCGCCGTTTAGTGGGCTTGGTGCATTGTGAATGCTAGTTTGACCAGCTTTATCACCTGAACCAGAACCTACTGGACCTGCGTTCTTGTTGTTACCAGGATAACCAGAACCTTGCTTGCTTAGTGTCTTAACGCCAGACTTCTTACCGTCAACGTTGTGTAGACCTGTAGCAAACTTTTCACCGCTTACTTGTGCGATACCTTTGTTTAGGCTGTCAGGACGATCGCCTGTGTTTTTGCCTTTACCTGTTGCGCTGTCGCCTAGGATGTTACCTGCTGTAGCGCCAGTTGTTGGCTTGCCCTTACCAGAGCTTACAGGGCTCTTTGTGTTAGAAACACTGGTTTGACCTGCTTTGTCACCTGTACCAGAACCAACTGGGCCGGCTGTCTTTTGACTTCCGCTCTTGTCCCAATCGTTACCTACTTTTTCTGTGTACTCGCGTAGCTTACGGCCTTCACCTAGACCCATCATTAGCTCGTCATCTTCTTCACCGCCTTCTTCGTCACCGAAACCAGGCTCTTCACCGCCCATGCCCTTAGATTGCTCTAATTCAGCAAAGGCTGCTTCTAGTTCTTCGATAGCGTTCTTGATGTCGAAAATAGCCTGTTCTTCAGAACCACCTTCTGCGCCGTCGTCGCCCATATCACCTGCGCCAACTTCGGCACCTAGGTCATCTGTAGCGTCTCCGCCGATTTCATCATCGCTGTCCATCATGTAAGAATCTTCTAGATCTTCTTCAGACTCGTCCATCTCTTCTTCAGCGGACTCATCCATTTCTTCATCTTCTGCAGATTCATCTAATTCTTCATCATCGGCAGACTCATCCATTTCTTCGTCGTCTGCGGCTTCATCCATTTCCTCATCTTCTTCTTCAGAGATTAGGTTTTCATAAATTTCACGACTCTTTTCAACAACGATTTCATGGAAAAGCTCTTGTGCTTTATCGTGTTCTTCGTTGATTAAAAGGTCTAACAATTGTTCAAATTTTGTAGACATGTTTTTAATTCTCCTATAGGGTAGCGGCATGCTGTAGTGTTATTTACAGCATAGTTAATAAACCGACTTGAAATAGGCCAAAAATTGACAATTTTGACCTCGTTGACGCAGGATTTCTCCTGGATTTGACAAATTTTTACTGCGTTTATGCTGCCGCAGCCGCTTCTGGCGGTGGTGCCGCATACATTTTTCTAACCAAACCAAGTTCTTCACGCTTTTCTTTATCGTGTGATTCTGCGGCCTTACGGATCTCATTGATCATTCCTAAGGTTAAACGAGTCTTACGCAGGTCTTTACTCTTAAGAACACTGGTATCATTACTGCTAATATACCTATTATCCTCTTGAGGATCCCTGTGATCACGATCAAAATAAATGAATTCTCTTAGTATCATGATAGTATTTATGCGGCTGGAGGCGGTGCTGTACCACCCGCTGGGGCAGCGGCTGCGCCGTCTGCCGGGGCTTCGCCACCCTCTTCAGGTGCAGGAGCAGTGTCTGCTCCGCTTAGTGCGGCTGTATCAGCTGCCATTCCATTAGCTGTAATTCCTGCTCCGCGTAGTTCACTACTTGCGCTTAGATACTGATCTTCATCAATATTTTCTTCGCGCCACATGCGTTCGTTTTCTGCAACTTCTTCTGTAGTCATGCCTAAGAAACGCTTCATAGCAAAACGCTTGCTAACAAAAGGCACAGCTACCATTGTGTTAAATGTGTTTACACGAGCTGTATCCATTTCTGCTTGACGATAAGCGGCAAAGTTCTGTGGTTTATTGAACTTAATTTCAAATACATTATTGTCTACATTAATACCTTGTGTGTGCAAGTACAGCTTAAATTCTGTATCAAACGGTTCATTTAGTAAACTTTGTAGTCGCTCGCAGTACTTGTTGAATCGCAATTCTTGGATGTAGGCTG